CTTGGTGGCCGCCCGCGCGTGCGCTGGCTGTCCTGAATAAGCCTGTCCTTACCCAACCCCCCTGTGATGCGAGGTCGCCATGTGGAAGAAACTGCCCCCCGCGCCGAAGAATTTGCGGCCTATTGCTATGTTGACAGGAGGATTTACACTCATCACGTCGGGATGCTGGAGTATTTTCGGCCAAGGGGTCGGGCTCATCATCGGCGGAGTCCTCCTCTGCACCCTCCAGTGGTGGATCGACAGCGACTAGCAGCGGAAGGGGAGGCATGGGCAAGACGCTCTTCGGCTCCCTCGGCCGCTCAGCCTCCACCTTCCTCAACCGCACCCCCGTCCCCTACGTGTCGCGTGGCCGCTCCGGCTACGGAATGCCCACCCGCCCGGCCGGGATGGAAGCGCAGATGCGCGCCATGGGCTCCAACGGGACGCTGTACGCGATCGTCGACCGCATCATCACCTCCTACTCGCAGGTCAACTGGCGCCTGTACCGCAAGGCCAAGTCGGGCCGCGAGGAAGACCGCGTAGAGGTCACCTCGCATGCCGCCCTCGACCTGTGGAGCGCCCCCAACCCCTTCATGACGGGGCCGGCGTTCCGCGAGTGCACGCAGCAGCACGAGGAACTCACCGGTGAGCAGTGGTGGGTTGTCGCCTCCGACGAGCGGGCCCGCAACCTGCCGCTGGAACTGTGGCCAGTGCGCCCCGACCGCATGGAGCCCACCCCCGACGCGGAAGAGTTCCTTACCGGCTACACCTACTGCGGCCCGTCCGGTGAGCGTGTCCCCCTCGGTAAGGGCGAGGTCATCTTCCAGCGCCGCCCCAACCCGCTGGATCCGTACCGGGGCATGGGCCCTGTGCAGACGGTCCTCACCGACCTGGACGGCGTGCGGTACTCCAAGGAGTGGAACCGCAACTTCTTCATCAACTCAGCGGAGCCGGGCGGGATCGTCGAGGTCGACAAGCACCTGTCGGACGACGAGTTCGATGAGGCGCTGGAGCGCTGGGGCGAGCAGCACAAGGGTGTGGCCAACGCCCACCGGGTGGCGCTCCTGGAGAACGGCCTCAAGTGGGTTGATCGCAAGTACACGATGCGGGAGATGCAGTTCGTCGAACTGGCCGCCGTCGGCCGGGAGACGATCCGGGAGGCGTTCGGCTTCCCCAAGCCGCTGCTCGGCGCCGTCGATGACGTGAACAAGGCGAACGCCATCGCGGCGGAGGTCGTGTTCGCCCGCTGGCTGCTGGTGCCCCGCCTGGAACGCACCAAGGCCGCGCTGAACACCCGCCTCCTGCCCCTCTACGGGCGCGCCGGTGAAGGCCTGGAGTTCGACTACGACTCCCCGGTCCCCGACGACCTGGAGGCAGAGGCCGCCCAGTTGACCGCGCGGGCCAACGCCGCCGCAGTTCTGGTCAACGCGGGCTTCGACCCGGCCGGCAGCCTGTCCGTCTGCGACCTGCCCGAGATCGCCTTCTCCGGCGCCCCCACCCCTCCGCCGGCCCGGTCTCCTGCGGCCCTGGCCCGGCCGGCGGCCCGCCTCGCCCTTCCTGCTGCTCCGCCCCAACGGAGTGAGTGGGATGCGGCGATGGCGGGGCTGTTCAAAGCGCAGCAGGACGACAGCGCCCTGGACCAGGTCCGCACCGACCAGGAGCACGCCCTGAGTCGCCTGCTGACCGAGTGGGACGGCGTCGAGACCGCGTGGGTTGACGCCCTCGCCGACCGGGTGCAGGCGGCGGTCGATGACGGCGATTCCGCCGCGCTGGCTGCCCTGACGGTCGACCCCGACGCCGCGGCCGACACTCTGCGCGGCGCGCTGGGTGCGATGGCCCGCCTGGCTGCTGAGCGGATGGTCCAGGAGGCCGCCGCGCAGGGTGTGGCTGTGGCCGCCCCGACCGTGGATGAGGCCCTGTCGAACCGGGCCCGGATCCCTGCGGTGTGGGCGGCGTTCGGCGGGGAGTTGGCGGACATCGCCACTGCGACTGCGGCGCTTCTCGGTGCGGGCATGGCGACCGCGGCGGGCCGGGAAGCGCTGCGCCTCTTCACCCCAGGCGCCGACGGGTCCGGCATCGCCAGTGCGGTGAAGGGCTTCCTGCGGGGGCTGTCGAACCGGCTCAAGCTCGACCAGTTGGGCGGGGCGCTGCACCGGGCCACCAACCTTGGGCGGCTCGCGACGCTGGAAGCCGCGCCCGTGGCGACGTACTGGGCCAGCGAGCGGATGGACCAGTCAACCTGTCCGCCCTGTCGCGAGATCGACGGCACCGAGTTCGCCGACCTGCTCGCCGTCCGGGCCGCCTACGGCGCCGGGCCGTATCACGCATGCGAGGGCGGCATCCGCTGCCGAGGCACGGTCATCGCCGTGTGGAGCCAGGGAGATGAGGGCTGATGCCGCCGAAGATGATGAAGACCGCGCGGCCGATCGCGCAGCTGCGCCAGGGACGTACCGACTGGTTCCGGATCGAGAACCTGGCGGGCGGCAACACGGCATCCATCTACGTGTATGACGAGATTGGATATTGGGGCGTCACCGCCTCCGACTTCGTCGCTGAACTGTCGGAGCTGACGGGCGTCACGCAGATCGACTTGCACGTCAACTCGCCTGGCGGGGACGTCTTCGAGGGTCTGGCGATCATGAATTGCCTGCGCGCCCACCCCGCCAACGTCACCACCTACGTCGATGGCATCGCCGCGTCCATCGCCTCTGTCATCGCGATGGCCGGGGATCAGATCGTGATGGGCCCGCACTCGCAGCTCATGATCCACGAGGGCTCGGCGCTTTGCATTGGCAATGCGGCGGACATGCGGAAGACCGCCGAACTCCTCGACTTCCAGTCCGACAATATCGCCGGGGTCTATGCCGCCCGCGCCGGAGGCACCGTCGAGGCCTGGCGGGCCCTCATGGTCGCCGAGACCTGGTACACCGCCGAGGAAGCCGTCAAGGCCGGACTCGCCGACGAGGTGGCGCAGCGCCAGGGTGAGCCCGTACCCGCCGGAGCCACGGCGCGGATGGACAACTCGTGGGACCTGTCGATCTACCGGTATGCAGGTCGCGAGCACGCACCCGCGCCCCTCGCTACCGGCGGAGTCGTCACAGGCCTGGCGTCCATCGGCGAGGTCGCCCCCGTCGAGACGCTCCCCCCTTCGGCGCTGACCACCAGCATCGCCGCAGCCCTCGGCGAGGAGTTCGTCGCGGCGCTCCGCGCATCCGTCCAGGCCGAGTTCGCGGCGCCGGCGGAGCCTGTGCCCGCCGAGCCTGTGCCTGTGGTTGAGGCTGAACCGGTCGAGCCGGGGCAGCCCTCGGAGCCCGAGCCTGTCGCTGAGCCGGAGGACCCGGCCGCGACGGTGCCTGAGGTCGAGCCTGCCCCGGTCGCCCCGGTCGCCCCGGTCGAGCCCGACGCTCCCGAACTCTGCGAGCCGGAGCCAGAGCCCGTCGTCGACCCGGAGCCCGTGCCCGAGCCGGCGCCCATCAACGCGTGGGCTGCGGCCATCGCGCACCTGACCACCCCGGCGCCGGACCCGTGGTCCGCCGCCTTCGCCCACCTCATAGCCCCACCGTCGCCCAGCGCGGCGACCAATGCCTTGAAGGAGGCATCGTGACCACACTGACCACGCCGCGCAACGCCGACGAACTGGCGGAGATGATCGGCGACCCCGCGCAGCTCAAGAAGATCGGCGAGTCGCCGCAGACGATGACCGAGTTCATCGTCGACTACGCCAAGACCCAGAACGCCAAGGACCCGTCGATCGAGCAGCAGATCAAGGACGAGACGCAGCGCCAGTTCGCGGACGTCCTCAAGTCCGGGCAGATCGACAACATCAACCGCCTCAACCTCGCCCCCGGCGGCGGTGTGCAGGCTCGCTCCAAGCACTACAACCCGAAGGCGCCGGGCGCCGGCCTCGACAAGGAGTTCGGCAACTGGGCCGACTACCTCTCCAACATCTGGGGCAAGGCCAACACCGAGTCGGCGCTGGCCGCGAAGACCCGCATCCAGAAGGTACAGAACTCGTTCGGCAGCACCGTCCCGGCGGACGGCGGGTTCCTGATCCCGGAGATCCTCCGCTCCGAGCTGCTCCGCGTCTCCCTGGAGACCGCGATGGTCCGACCGCGCGCCCGGGTCGTGCCGATGGAGTCCCTGTCGGTGCCGTTCCCGACGATCGACTCCACCAGCAACGCGTCCTCGGTGTACGGCGGGATCGTCGGCTACTGGACCGAAGAGGGCGGCAGCCTCACCGACTCGGCCCCGCAGTTCGGCCGCGTCAACCTCATGGCGAAGAAGCTCACGGTCTACAGCGAGGTCCCGAACGAGCTGTTCCAGGACTCGCTGCTGTCCCTGCAGGCGTTCATGGACCAGGCCTACCCCGAGGCCCTGTCCTGGTTCGAGGACGTCGCCTTCACCTCCGGCAACGGCGTGGGTCAGCCGACCGGGTTCCTCAACGCGGACGCCGCAGTGTCCGTCACCAAGGAGACCGGGCAGGCCGCGACCACCATCGTGTGGGAGAACATCGTCAAGGCCTACAGCCGCATGCTCACTTCCTCCATCGGGCGCGCCGTGTGGGTGTGCCACATCGACACCTTCCCCGAGCTCGCCACCATGGCCCTGTCCGTCGGCACCGGCGGCTCCGCAGTGTGGATCGGCAACGGCGACGGCGCCGGCGCGCCCCCGATGACCATCCTCGGCCGGCCCGTCCTGTTCACCGAAAAGGCCAACTCGGTCGGCACCGCGGGCGACGTGAACTTCGTCGACTTCGGCTACTACCTGATCGGCGACCGCCAGGCCATGCAGGCCGACACCTCCGTCGACTTCAAGTTCGGCAACGACAAGACGGCGATGAGGGTGATCGAGCGGGTCGACGGCCAGCCGTGGATCAAGTCCGCGATCACGCCCCAGACCGGATCCAACACGCTGAGTCCTTTCGTAAAAATCGCGACCAGGGCCTAGTCCATCCCGGTGCGCCGGGAGGCAATCAACCCCCTCCCGGCGCGTGAGCAAGGCGGCACTGACACCCCGCCCCAAGACCCGCGTCAGCCCGAAAGGCACAGCCCATGACCACCGACGCGCGAGCGCTCGGCAAGCTCTTCGACATCAGCAACGCCCTGTCCGTCGTCGACCTCAACACCGCCGACAACACCGGCCTCCTGGTCAACATGAAGAACGCCGAGGTCTGCACCTTCGTCTTCTTCGCCGCGGCGGGTACCGCCGGCGCGGACCTGGTCTTCGACCTTCAGGAGTCGACCGCCCTGTCGGGTGGCACGACCCAGGACCTCGACATCATCACGTCCTGGTTCAAGAAGGAGGAGGCCACCCTCGACGGCGATGAGACGTGGACCAGGGTCACGCAGTCCGCCGCCTCCGAGGTGACCGTCACCGACACTGGTGCGGCCGTCCAGCAGATCTACGTGTTCGAAGTCCTCGCCACGCAGCTGTCCGACGGCTTCAAGTACCTGTCGCTGAACATCGCCGACGCCACCCAGGCCAAGATCGGCGGGGTCCTCGCGATCCTGTCCGGCCTCAAGTCACAGCGCAAGCCGGAGAACCTTCCGACTTGG